AATAAAAACGTATGAACGAAGTTAAAAAAAATCCACGTTTTTGGTCAGGAAAGTATTGGAGAGGACATGATATTTCAAAAACATTGAAAGAAGTTGTCGAACCTGATAATGTTGATGTGTCATCTATTCAAATGCATGACACATTAAATCCGATTGTCTGGGAATCTGATAAAAAAATTAAATCTGATATCAGAAAAGCATTATTAATGAACGCTAAAAGGTTCATTGAATTTTGTGATGCAGAAAATCTTAAATTCAATGATATTATTTTAACTGGTAGTATTGCTAATTTTAATTATAACGAAAATTCTGATATGGATGTTCATGTTATTCTTGATTTTAAGCAAATTTCTGAGAATAAAGAATTTGTTGGAGATTTTTTTAAATTAAAAAAAGCATTGTGGTCAGACCGACTTCCAATTCAGATTAAAGGACATGATGTTGAAATGTATTTTCAAGACAGTGCCGAACCGCATCATTCATCAGGAACATATTCGCTTATTAAAGATGATTGGCTCAGAAAACCGACAAAAAAAATTATAAATGTTGATACTGCAAATGTGCAATTAAAAGCTGCTGACATAATGAATACTATTGAAGATTTGGAGAGCAATAGAAGTGAAACGAATTTCATAAAAAAACACGAAGCATTAAAAAATAAAATAAAAAAATATAGACAGTCAGGACTTGATAAAAGTGGTGAATTTTCAACAGAAAATCTTGTATTTAAAATTTTAAGAAATACTGGTTTTCTTGAAAGAATGGTTAAAATGAAAAACGATTATTTAACACAAGAATTAAGTATTGATGAAATATTAAATCCTAATCTATGAAAACATATTTAGTGACTAAAGCGCAACTAAATGAGTATATCGAGAGAAAAAAAACAGAAAAAGTTTTCTATGATATAGTGGAAAGTCTGTATAAAAACGTGAAATTTTTAAATGAAAGTATTTCACATAAAAAAGCTAATCAATCAGTTATTGATGATTATAAAAGAAAAAATCTTGTGACTCCAAGAGTTTATGAGATGCTTGTTAAACATAAAATAATTGACCAAAAAAATGAAATAATATAAGATATTTATTTTTTTGGTCATAATTAAGTATTTATAAAAAAATATAAGGTAAATAATTTGCACTAAAAATATATTCAAATGAAGAAACATACATCAGAAGAAGCACATTACGAAAGAATGAGAAATCTTGCTCAAGTAAATAAACCTTCTATAAAAGAATCACAAAATCGTACATTAGGTACTTTAATTGATTATGACAGAACAGCAGATGGCGTTGCATATGGTATTATAAAAGAACAACACCAATATTATATTAAAAAGGGTGGTCTTAGTAAAAACCCAACAGTTGCTGATTTTGCATATATTGGTGGTCTACAAAATATCACAGAATTTCAATATTCGAAATTAGCTGAAGCTGAGAAACAAAGAAATATGTTGTTAAAAACAATTAATGAAGGTATCTCAACTAAAGTAAGTACAACTGGTAGTAAGAAAAAGATGCTAACTGAAGACAAAGCTGGTCAAGAAATTGAAATGGCAGTAAATAAAGTTGGTGAATTGGATGCTGCTACTGCTGCTGCTGAAGTCCCTGCTGAACCAGCTATGGAAATGCCAGCACCAGAAGGTGAAGCTGAAATGGATGCTGGACTTGAAAATATTCCTGCTGATGGTGGTGAAGAAATGCCTATTGGTGATGCTCCTGTAGACGATATGCCAGTAGATGCTGGTTTAGGTGGTGAAGAAATGCCTGTTGACGCTGAAGCTGGTGGTGAAGAAATGCCTGTTGACGCTGAAGCTGGTGGTGAAGAAGAAATTGCAGTTGAAGACCCTGAAAGTGAAGCAACTCGTGAAATTGAAAAAAGTCTTGGTAAATTAACAAATACATTAAGAAAAACAGATTTAACTGACCCTCAAGTTAAGTCATATGTAAATTCTTTCCTTTCAGCATTTAAAGACAAATTTCCTGATATTGATATTGAAGATAGAAAAGAAATGGCTGAGAAAATTACAAAAGTTGTTCCACCTGAAGATATTGAAGATTTAGGACAAAATGTTGAAGATACAGATGGTAGTGTTGAACCAGAAATGGCTGGTGCTGAACCAGAATTGGCAGAAGAACAATGTGATGAATGTGGTGGTTTTGCTCAATATGCTGAATCACGTGGTTATAATTCTGATACTATTAAAGAATGTGGTGAAGAGGAAATGACTAATTTAGTTAGTGGTTATGCTAATGGACATAGTGAAGGTCAAAATGATGGTGATTTTAAAGCGATTGCTTTATTTATTACTCCTGAAATTATAGAAAAATTAAAAGGTGAATATGGTCATGATGATTTTGCTAATCAAGTTGAACCATTTTCAAATGAAATGAATGAAGCAAGTGCTGAAGACAAAGACGCACAAATCAATGAATTGTTTGGTGGTCTTAAAAATATGGTTAAGGATGCAGGACAAGGAATTAAACAAGGTGCACAGGCAGTTGCACAAAAAGTTGGTAATGCTGCAACAGCAGTTAAACAATCTTATCATACAGGTGAAATACCTGCTGAAGTAAAAAAACTTGAAGGAATTGCTGCAAATCTTGGTCAACAAATAGATGCTTTAAATAAACGTATGACAAAGGCTGGTAAACAACCAGTTAATGTTGCAAGTATTTTAACTACAATTAAAAATCAAGTTGCTGGTGGTGGTACTGCAAATCTTGCTGGATATACAAATGAAGATGAAGGTGGTATTCCTGTTGATAGTGTTGAAGTTCAACCTATGATGGAAGAAACTGCAATTGAAGAAGATGTTACACTTAAAGTTGGTGAAAAAGCTGGTAAAAAACTTAGTCCAACAGGAGTTCCAGTAAAAGAAATGAAGGAAGAAGAAGAAAAAGAAGGTGATGTACTTGATATTGATAATCTTGATGTTAGTGATGAAGAAACTCCAGAAGAAGTACCTGCTGAAGAAAAAGGTGGAATAGTTAGTGGATTTCAATCAATGGGTGGTGGAGTTGTAAAACCTGATGGTGCACCAACAACTACTGTTGAAGTAACTAAGGATAGTGTTAATGTAACTATGAATGAATCTGAGACTAAAGTTAGAAAATATATTCGTAAAAGACTTGAAGAATATGCTGGTATTAGAAAACCAAATTTAAATGAATCTAAGAAATCTGAAAAAATATTAAAACTTGATAGAATGATTGAAAAACAATTCAATTTATTCGAATCTGATGTAAAAAAAAAGTTGAATCGATAAATGAAGTTTTTGGTTTTAGTGTTGCAGAAAAGTTTGCAAAATTAAATCCTGAAGATAATGTTGCTGTAGAGAATCTTTTTGGAGAAGCATTTAAAAATATTTTATTTAAATGGGGAGCAATTAGAATTGCTGCAAAAAATACACCAACTAATATTAAATATGAATTATTAAAACAATTTGTTGAAAATAAAGGCGGTACATTAAGATTAGATACTAATAAACAATTAATTTATCAACCAAAATCTGTTCAAGATGCTGCAACTAAAAGTCAATTTGCAGGTGGCGGGACACAAGGTCATACGGCAATGGGTGGTGTGTAAACAAACTCAAAAAAATAAAAAACCCGAAATTATTCGGGTTTTTTATGTAACATACATTCGTTTTTATCGTATAATCACAATAATAAATAAAAAGTTTTATGATATATAAGGAATTTAATAAACTTAAATTTAAAAGAACATATATTGGTGGTTCTAAAAAAATTGAAAATAAACTCCTTACTGATGCGCAAGGAATTCTGGAAGACAATTCGGACTGTAATTGGGTGGAATTTGAAAAACTATTAATTCAATATTTAGATGATATACTTAACATTATTTTAAGTTGGAAATATATTTTTAATGCTCTTAGGTTTTTTTTCATTATTACTGTAATTCCAGTCTCATTTATTAATCTATACTTTTCGATATTAGTATTCTTAATATCAATAATTTTTCACCTAACATTTCATTACTTTAAATATGTTGAAAGAAAAAAGTTATTTGAATATAATTTTATTATTAATTTTCTTTCAACAGAAAGAAATAAATGACATTAATTTGAATAGAATATAAATATGTTTTTATTTTTTACTGTTAGTATTTATAATAAAGACATTCTATGGATTATGATGATAAAAAATTAAAATTAATTTATATTCTAAAAATTGGTTATAATACTAAAGATGAAGGATTATACGAATTTATTTTTTCATTAGACCATGCAAATATTGATGTCGAAGGTTGGTGTTGGGATATTAGTCCTGCTTGTGATAATGCAATACCACCAACCGAAGAATATATTAATGCAATATTTAATTTAAAGACGAATTCATTTGACTTATTCTGTTTACATGAAGCTGTTGATAGAGAATATATGCATGGTTATCATACAATTCATGCATTGGCATATGAAATTGAAAGAGAAGATGATGGAACACCGTTTAGTGATTATGAGAAAATGTTTGAAGGTGATAATGATGACATACCATTACTTGTATTCCATTATGGGATGACATTAGCAAAAATAAAAGACCTTTTAAGTTCAAGGAAAATAATTTTAAAAAATAATGAATTTGTTGAAACTTCTTCAATAAAATTATAGTATTTATTATTAATTATAAATTTAATAGACATAGAAAAACTTATATCGACAAATAAAAATATTTTATCATATTCTCACTACACAAATAATATTGAAACTGTGAATATGATTATAAACACTGGATTAATATTTAAAAAGTTTAATTATTCTACTGATTTAATTAAAAAAAGAAACGTCTGGGAGAATATTAATAATAATAGAATTTTTGGTCAATATATGATAATTATTCACTTAGAAAGAAATGTAGATATATTATCATTATGTGATATAAATAAATATGATAGATTTATATTACCTCCGAAATATATTATGGGTGTTGTGGATATTATTACTGGTAATATTATTAATGTTTAGTATACCCATCTTACCACAATAGGAAGAAAGGGATTCGAGTCACGATATGTCAAGAAATATACCGTGTCTTGCGGTTTAAAAGTTCATCTCACCGTTTGGGAGAAGGAAATCGAAGAACGCTACGTCCAGAAATGTAGCGTTCTTTGCTATTTCATATTTATCAGTATTTATTTATAAATATTTATAAAATGGATAATGAATTTGATATTAGCTTAAGTGCTTCTTCTGATAAAGACAAAATTAACATAAATCTTAATTTAAATGATGCTAAAGAAAATGATGATTCTGATTTTCCAGAACACATTCCATTAATTCCTTATGATGCTCAAAAGGAAAGAGAAAAGGAAGAATCAAGAAAATTAGCGAAAAAACTCAGAAAGAGTGCTGGGAATGTCGAACCAATTATCGTTACAAATGCAGGTGTAATAAAAAAAGTTAGCGAATTAACATATAGTGAACAAGAAGATGAAATAGTTCGTTGTGCAGCAAATCCAATTTATTTTATTGAAACTTATTTAACTATTTTTGACCAGACACAAGGTATCGCTGGTATGATTGTTCCATTTAAGTTATTTGATTTCCAAAAAGATTTAATTCATTCATATCAAGACCATAGGTTTGTCGTTGCAAATAAATATCGTCAGGCAGGTGTTTCAACAACAACTTGTGCGTATATTGCATGGTACGTAATGTTTAATAGAAACAGAGCAGTTGCAATTGTTGCAGATAAATTAGAAACAGCTACAGGTGAATTAATGAGTGATGTTGTTGAATTTATTGAAAGTTGTCCTACATGGCTTAAACCTAAAACAGGTAGAAATACTGAAAAAAATCTAAAAGATACTCAGAAACTCAAGATTTATGATAATGATTCAAAATTAGGTGCATTTGCATCTAAAACTTTACGTGGTATGACACCAACGCTATTGTTTTGGGATGAAACTGCATGGGCAGAGAAAGGTGATAAATTCTGGACAGCAGCTTTACCATCATTAGTGACTGGTGGTCGTGCAATTATGGTAAGTACACCTTCAGGACTTGATGCAGTGTTCTATAAGACATTTACAGGTGCAAGAGAATTAGATGATAAAGGAAAACCAAAAAATAACTTTCATGCAGTTGAACTCTGGTGGTATGATGACCCCAGATATAATAAAGACCTACATTGGATAAAGAATAAGGGTAAGGAAAATGAAATTAAGTTAGAAGATAATGGTAGAACGAAAGAACAAAGAAGTCAATTAGTTAGTGACGGTTGGGAAGCAACTAATACTTGGTTTGAGGAACAAGTTAAGAATGCTAATGGTGATATGCGTAAAGTTGCGCAGGAATTATTATGTTCATTTCTGGGTTCTGGTGATAACTTTATCGCTGAAGAATATCTTAAAAGGATACAAGATAATGAAGTATTACCACCAATACGTCAAGAATATCATGACCACAATATGTGGATTTGGGAAGACCCAATTGCTGGTGAAGATTATATTATGGCATTAGATGCCTCTCCGGGACACGGAGAAGATAACTCAACACTTAATATGCTTAAGACTGTTGAAATTATTGAAGAAAAGATTGTTACTAAAAATGGTAAAACAAAAAAAGTTAAAATAAAACGACATAAAGTTGAACAAGTTGCCGAATACTATGGTAAAATAAGTCCACAATTACTTGCCGAAATCGCATATATATACGGTAAACAATATAATGATGCTTATGCTGTTGTTGATGTTACTGGTGGTCATGGTGTTCATACTGTTGAAAAACTTCTTGAAATCGGTTATGAAAGTGTTCATTATGCCGAAGTAGCACATAAACCAACAAGAGATAGATTACAAGGATATATAAAAAAAGGTCAAAAAGTAATGCCTGATGGTGCTGTTTCGTATGTTGATTTAATCCCCGGATTTTTCATCGGAAATAACCGTCCATCAGTTGTACTTGAAATGCAAAGAGCAATTCATTTAGAAGATGTAATTATTAGGTCTTCAAGATTATTGTCTGAATTAAAAACCTTTGTAACCGTGCCCGGTAACCGTGTTGCTGACCATAAACGTAGTTTTCATGATGATAGTATTATGGGATTAGCAATTGGTTTATTTGTATTGAATTTCGATATGGCAAAATTTAAGCAAAGTAAAGGTATTACCGAGAAAATGCTTAATTCAATTCTTACGATTAATGACATTAAAGATATTGGAAATAAAAAGGATATAAAGAATAGACCAATGATTTCACCCGATAGTATTAACCCATTAAATCCTTATGGTGGAAACTCTTGGTTATTTAGTGGAATTAAAGATAAAAACAAAAGATAGTTTGTATTTATATATAAATGACTTTTCCAAAATTTTGGAGTATTTATAAAAAACTATAAAAAATTATAAAAATGGCTGGCGAAAAAGAAAATAAAGGAACAATTTATCAACAACTTAATAAGATGTTAAATCTTGACGGTTTTGGATTTCAAGAATCATCACCAATTGCTCCAATAGGTACACAATCAAAATCAAAAATTATCATCAAGGGTAATACTCCTGAAGAAATACATAAAAAGGGTCTGGAGTTAGAACAAAAACGTGAACTTCAAAGTAAATTCTTTCGTACAACTGATAGAGGATTTCAAAAGGCATTACAATATGAAGCAGCAAGGCTTCCAGCATATATTGATTATGAAGGTATGGAATATTACCCAATTATTAGTAGTGCATTGGACTTATTCATGGAAGAAGCAACAAGTATTGGGTTAAATGGTAAAATGCTTAATATTTATTCGAATAAAGAAAGAATTAAGATATTATTAGAAGAATTTTTCTATGATACTGTAAACGTAAATGTAAACTTACCATTCTGGGTAAGAAATACTGTTAAATATGGTGATAATTTCGTATTACTTTATGGTGAAAGAAAAAAAGGTATTACTCATGTAAAACAATTAGTTAATTACGAAATTGAGAGATTCGAAAGAATACAGAATGGCAAACCATTGGTGAAATTCAAGGAACGAATGACTGGTGATGAGTTTAATGTATTCGAAATTGCCCATTTTAGATTACTTGGTGACGATAAATACTTACCTTATGGTTCATCTATACTAAATAAAGTTCGTAGAGTGTTCCGTCAGCTTGTTATGGCTGAAGATGCTATGCTTACTTACCGTATTATCCGTGCAGGAGAGAAAAAAGTATTTAAAATTGATGTTGGAAACATAGATGAAGACGATATTGAAGAATATATCTACAAAGTTGCAACAACATTTAAGAAAACTGCAAGTGTTGCTCCAAATGATGGTCAAATTGATTACAGATTCAATATTTTAGGTAATGATGAAGATTATTTCTTGCCAGTAAGAAATGCTAATACACAAACAGGTATTGAAACACTTCCGGGTGCTCAGAATCTTGACCAAATACATGATATTGAATATCTTAGAGATAATTTATTTATTGGGTTAGGTGTTCCGAAACCATTTCTAAGTTTTCAGGATGCTGCTGGTGCAGGTAAAAATATGGCACAATACGATATTAGATTTGCAAAGAAAATAAATCGTATTCAACAAGCAATGATTCAAGAATTAAATAAAATGGCGATGGTTCATCTTTATTTATTGGGTTATAGTGGTGAAGATTTAAATAGTTTTTCAATTACATTGACTAATCCAAGTACACAACAAGAATTATTGAAGTCTGAATTAATGCGTGATAAGGCACAAACATATACTGAATTAACTCGTGCTGAAGGTGGTATTGCTGCAATGTCTCATACAACAGCAAAACGTTTAATTTTCAATATGAGTGATAGAGAAATTGTTGATGATTTGAAACAACAGAAAATGGAAAAAGTTGTTATGCAAGAACTTCAAGATTCACCAGTTACTATTAAGAAATCTGGTTTATTTACTGATATTGATAAGAGATTTGGAGAACCAATTGAAGATATGGCAATTAGTGGTGAAACTGAAGGTGGAATGCCACCAGAAGGTGCTCCATTAGGTGGTGAAGGTGGAATGCCACCAATAGGTGGTGAACCATTAGGTGGTGCTCCAATGGATAATGCTGGTGGTGCTGGTGCTCCAATAGGCGGTGCTCCATTAGGTGGAGGTGCTCCAATGATGGAACATAAGCTAAGTGAAGAAGATTATATTAGACAAGTCGAAAAACTCGTCTATGGTAGTTCACAAGAACCAGAACAAAAGAAAAATATTAGACAAAAAGAAATTATTCAGGAAAATAATAATATTAATGACAGATTAAACAAAAGTGCAGAAGACATGATTATTGAAATAGATAATTTATTAGAAAACACTGAAAGTATTAATACTATTCAAAAAATAAACGAAACACAAGATATTGATATTGAAAATATTGAAGATATGGACTTAAATGAATAATTTAAGTCTGTATTAATATATTAAAAGGAATAGGCATTTATGGTTAATAATAGTATTTATATTAAATCGAATTATATAATATGAAAAACGTCAACATAGGAATTGCTAATTTAATAATTTCTAACAAATTACAGGAATCTTATTTCAACGATAAATTAATTGTTGAATCAAAGAAAATTGCTTTTGATTTTTTTGAAGTAGTTAAGTCATCACCAATTCTCCAG